CCAGCAGGTTTAAATCGTGGTGGTTTGACAAGTGTAGTTGAGACAAAAGGTCGTTTAACTCATAGTGAAAGAGATACATTATATGAAAATCGTATCAATCCAATCGCACAATTCCCAGCACAGGGTGTTGTTGTGTTTGGACAAAAAACACTTCAAGGAAAACCAAGTGCATTAGACAGAGTTAATGTAAGAAGATTGTTGATTAGACTTCGTAAGTTTATCGCATCTACTTCAAGATTCTTAGTGTTTGAACAGAATACAGCAACAACAAGAAATCGTTTCTTGAATATTGTTAATCCGTTCTTAGAACAAGTTCAAGCAAATTCAGGATTATCAGCGTTTAGGGTGGTAATGGACGATAGTAATAATACTCCAGATGTTGTGGATAGAAACCAATTAGTTGGTCAGATATTCATACAACCAACCAGAACAGCTGAGTTCATAGTCTTAGATTTTGTAGTTCAACCAACAGGTGCAGCATTTGCAGACTAAAAGTTGAAACTCTTAATCAGAGAATGAGAAAAACCCCCAAGAAATTGGGGGTTTTTTGTTTGATAAGGACAAAGAAATTCTGCAGGTGATTTACGCCAAATCACCAAAGGTTGTTTCTAATCTCGTGAAACTCTACATAACCCTTTCGGTTCCAAATAAGTAGTCACCGAAAACCCACAAATTAATTACTTAGGATAAATAGCAAATGTATCAGCGTATTCAGCCAAACAATAACCTTGGGCTCTATCATAGCCGTATTGTGGTTTGCTACCACCACGATACTTAATTCTATAATTACCAGTCATCATCATATTTCTGATAGTTGGGTTATACCTAAATTCCATAGGAATACCCTTGTATAAAGCTTGTTCAAAATAAGGAGCTTCATAATCTTCCAACCTAATAGCCGGTTGATTTTCGTTCATTACATATAAATCCGTAGGATTATGAGCATATTGGTAATGAGTAATGGTATGAGTTCCATTTTCTATATACTCACCAGCATCATTGTAATACCCATAATGGTTTGGGATTTCTCTCGTAACCAAAGTATCTTCATAATTCCTTGGCATAATACCTAACACGGCATCAGTTGTAAATTCATTTTCAAAGTTATTTTCCATTTCGTTTTCCTTTATCATTATCATTACACTATAATATACAAATACTATATGTAAAAGTCAAGCTTTATTTTAATTATTTTCTTCAAAGAGTTCTTCTTCACAATCATCACAAAGGAAAAAGCCGTCTATTTCAACGCCACACTC